TTCTGAGCCTTCTTCATTCACGCTATAGTGTGAAACTAAATCACCGTATAAATCTAAAGGAGGAGTGTTATCCCCAAAATCTTCTATCCCTCTTTGATTTAAAGGCAGACCTTCAGGTCGATAGCGCGTCTCCCCTCCCATCTCAAAGCCGCCCTTATCACCCTTATCCCATGCCTCTATCTTCCTTCCAGATCCATCATTTGGGGATTTTGTATAAGCAAGATTAGCCTCTTTAAAGCGAGGCCAGTTTGCTTCTGCTTGCTGGAATGAATTAAGTAGCCCCGGTTTCTGAGGACTAGCATTATTCTTATAATCAAATATCCCCATATTAATTTCCTGTTAATGATCTTGCTTGCACCCATGTTCCCGGTGTACCTGAAACCACACACACGAACTGAGTTATTACATACTTATTAGGGGATGAGCCTAATTCACTTGGTGTACTATTCAATACAATATCACCCTGCGCCCAACTGCCTGTCGTAGGTGCTGCGGTAGTAGCCGCATGACGGACATTCATTCGCCCCTCGTTTACCCCATTGACCTGCTGAATTACATCAGCCAGTAACCGAACTAAGGATACATCCTCATCAGGTAATCTTGGGTTATTAGGTAGCCTCATAGCTCCCCGTCTGGCTTAATATCTGCATCAATTGCTGCAATCTCTACCGTTCCAGTAAAATCAAATTTAGCTCTGTGCCACGGGGCGGACCTGAATAAATCAAACCTGCCACTTGACTCAGTAACCGTCTGATCTGCTGTCCAGGTATTGCCGTGGACCTCTTGGTAGTAATTAGTAGCAGTTGCCGTAGTGGGCGCTCTTAGGTAGCGTAAGGTGATTCTACTTAATAGGGAATATTGATTCTCTACACCGTAGTCACCAGTAGTTAATGATGCCGTTAGGCTTGAGCCTGTCATGGAATAAACCTTCCGATCTGTTCCGATAAAGGCTATATATTTTGTTGTGTTTATCCAGAAAGGTGAGTCATATTCAACTTCAGGCCAGCTATCCCATGTTGTTACAGGCAGGGTATCCCAAGTATATCCACCTAGAATATACTCAACCACGCTTCCTATTTCCTTATGAGCCAAGCCCCACTTATTTGTTTTGTAGTTATAAACTATACAGCCGTCAAGCTCTCCTGTTCCACTTAGTCGTGGATAGTAGAAGTAGACAAGCGAGTTAACAAAGTCATGTGCGTTGGTAATTTTATGCTTATTAGCTACATCTAAATCACTAAAGAACCACTCCCTTAATGGTGTGCCAATTGGTCTAGGCAAGGAACCATCAAAGAGATAAATATCGTTATTACCAATAAATACATGGGCTGTGCCTATGTCAGCAATTGCCTCTTGAGAAACCGCTCCCACATTACCCGGTAATAATGAGAAATCCCATACACCTGGAGGACCAGAGTATCGACCGTAGTACATACTGTTATTCTTATATGCAACTACATCATATCCGAATGGCTTCATGCCTGTAATAGGACCGGGAGAGTCTACTAACCGACCAGTAGTGCATTGAGTAGAAATAGCAGGAACCCAATCAGTAGCATCTAAGTAAGCTGAACACCACCACCGATCAAAGCTATCGCCATAAGTAGCATCTAACGTATTACCTAATATAACGAATCCAGAGGCTACAGTAATTACCGAAGCCTTTGGCGCTGTTAAGTCAGCAAATGCACCTGAGGTGGTAGATGCCTGTATAACATCACCCTTATTTACAGCAAGAGTTGTATCGCCAAATTGAGCAAATCTCCACGGATATGTCGTGCTGGCATTGTAAGCAGCGGTCCTAGAAACATCTGCCCAGGATGTTCCGCTCTTCTCATATAGCTTGGTTGCAGTTCCAGCAATTAGTCTGCTAGAGGCATCTAACTTAACCACTAGCCCGGCATGAAGGGCAGCAGATGGTAATAAGTCCATACCAACATCAACACCCTGTGCAGCGCCCTCAAAGCCCCTTAAAGTAGGAACAATATTAGTGCAGTCTGTAATGACCCCCTCTGTTGTAGGGTCAAGATCAGGTGCAAATCCTGCTGAGAATGGAATCACTATATAACATCCTTATTAGAGGTATTCTGTCGTAATGGTGTTCCGCTCCATCTAGCCTTTTTATCACTCTTTATAATTCCATTTAGTGTTGCCTCCCGTAGTTGTAACGGAATGGAAGCATCACCCTTTGAGAAGATCATTGCCTCTGCCACAGAACCATATAAGTAAGCATTTGGGTATGAGTCTATCAGCCAATTAGTTAAGTTAGTAGCAGATAAAGGCGGAACTTTCTGGTAATACGTATAGACAATATCTTCCGAAGTATTCGGATCAAGTACGTTGCCAACAATGGTGTACACGTTTGCTGAAGTCGTGCCATAGTCTAAGAATTTATCAGGAGTTACATAGTCAATAGTTGATGTGCCTGACTTAACTCTCCTCATGCCTAGATAATCTGCTGGGAGAGTAACTAGCCCACTTACTGGGGTTGCGGTTATATTAACCTCCATTGGAGCTACCCGTAATGTAGCGTTTGCATGAGCCTCAAAGAAGTCTATAAATGTATCTATGCTTGCTTCCAAATCCGCCCTCTTAGTGTAAGACGTTATTTGTGTTTTAAGCTCTGTGTAGTTCACTTAGAAGCCCCCTTTAAAATATTTAGTACCAGCATCAAACAATCTGTACTGAGGGTTCTCACGCTTGAATTTAGCCATGTATACGGTATCAAAGAGCAGCCCTTTCTTCATTAGTTGCCCAGCAATAGCTGCCGGAATTTTATAGTCTACCTTACCTTCACCGTACCCCTTCATCTTATTAGCTTCACGAGCCTCTTTGCAGTAGTCGGTTATATGATCGAGATTCTTTTGTTCAGTCTCTATCACATAATTACCGCTATCTGCGCCATTTTCGTGAAAATATTCAGATACTCCGGTCAGGTTGTTATGTGAGAGCAATCTTCTAGCCATTGTAGTTCCCTTTTATTAACATATTCTAATTCCTGCCCCCTGTTACCAAGAGGCAGGGTTAAAACACGCTTACTTAACTAAGATCAGCAATTTTCCCAATACCTCTTGGGTTCTTAACTGCTAGAGTAAAGTTAGCGCCAACACGATGCTTAGTTGCAGAACCAGTTTTAGCAAGCTCTTCATGCTCGTATGTCTGCAAGAAGTCTACTTGAACACATTCTGGATCAACCAACAGTACCGTCTTGGTTCTCATGTGTGCATCAGGAGTAAGCATAATAGCTCCGTTATCAGACACATATACATCAACTGCCCCTATGATACCAGCCATAGATTTCTTGCCAACTTCAGCATTCATCCGTGTGCCAGTAACACCTGCAAAGGTAGCCATTGCTTGCTTTTGTCCAAATGGCAATAGAGCCATTTTATAACGAGCGCCTTTATTGAAACCAGCCAAAATAACAGCCTTCAGTAGTGTTTCAGTAAATGCCCTGGTAGTACCAGCATCAACAGGTGCTGTAGTTGGAGCGCCAGCTGTAACAACTGTGGTAGAACCTACTGGAGAACCAGTTCCGTGGGAATTAACTTCCCATGCAAATGTTTCTAGCCCAGCGGATTTACGAGCAGTAGCAGCAGCGCCAGCAACAGCAGCGTTGTTGGTGGTTAATGATGCTTCGATATCGATCTTGATCTGACGGAATGCTCGTTCTACTTGGTAAGCACTTTCAGATTTACGACCAGCTTTCTTAACTTTGTCCTGCACATTGGTGATAGCAAAGCTAACTTCTGCATCTTGCACATAGTTACCTAGACGTACTGTAGGCACTATTGCTGGCAGGGTAGAATCAGCCCCTTCAACAATCGCATTGTTTTTATTAGCTGCTGCAAGCACATCCGTTTGCCATTCTTGAAAAGTAGCATTAGCTGTACCTGTACCAAAGTTACTTAGTGCTGGAGTTTCTTCTGGTGAGATATCTTTAATTATGTCTGAAAGTGACTCTCTATCACCTTTAGCTTGGTATGTTTGAAATGTTGCCATTAGTGTAATCCTCTATAAATATTTTTCGATTAATGTAGCAGCGCCCTTGCCTGTGTCTTTAAGACTCTTGCGTTGGCGGCGCTCCGTTTCTGAAGTTTTGTTTATTTTAGCGCCAGGCTTAACAAACTTCTTGGGAACGGCCTTTAATTGCTTAGACTTTACCCCTTTAGTTCGTAATTCCCCGTACTTAAATGCATCGCTTAAGGCTTTAACTATTCTAGGATCACTAATATTGTCAAGCTCATCAGCAGTAAAGCCATAGGCCTTCTGTCCGAACG